ACAGAGGTAGAAATGGGCGGACACGAAGTGTTGATGTTCGGTTCCAATGCATACACTGGCCTTACGGGAGATGAAAGAGTGATTGAAGCTGGTATCAACGCCATGCATAAATATGGTTCCGGTTGCGCAGGCTCGCGCTTCTTGAATGGTACGCTTGACCTGCACGTTCAGTTGGAAAAAGAACTGGCTGCCTTTGTAGGCAAAGATGAAGCGCTCTGCTTCTCAACCGGTTTTACGGTGAATTCCGGAGTTATTCCTGCTTTGACAGACCGCAATGATTATATCATTTGCGATGACCGCGACCACGCATCTATCGTAGATGGCCGTCGTCTCTCCTTCTCTCAACAATTAAAATATAAGCATAACGATATGGCGGATCTGGAAAAGCAACTTCAAAAGTGCAATCCAGATTCAGTGAAACTAATCATAGTGGACGGTGTGTTCTCTATGGAAGGTGACTTGGCAAACTTGCCCGAAATCGTACGCTTGAAACATAAATACAACGCTACTATCATGGTAGACGAAGCTCACGGCTTGGGCGTATTCGGAAAACAAGGACGTGGCGTCTGCGACCATTTCGGTCTGACTCACGAGGTTGATTTGATTATGGGTACTTTCAGCAAGTCACTGGCTTCTATCGGCGGATTTATCGCCGCTGATTCTTCTATCATCAACTGGTTACGTCACAACGCACGTACTTATATTTTCAGTGCATCCAACACTCCGGCTGCTACTGCATCTGCTCTCGAAGCTCTCCACATCATCCAAAATGAACCGGAAAGACTTGAAGCATTGTGGGAAGCTACCAACTATGCATTGAAACGTTTCCGTGAAGCTGGCTTTGAAATCGGTGCAACAGAATCACCTATCATCCCTCTTTACGTACGTGACACGGAAAAAACGTTTATGGTTACCAAATTAGCTTTTGATGAAGGTGTATTCATCAATCCGGTTATTCCTCCGGCATGTGCACCGCAAGATACTTTGGTACGTGTGGCATTAATGGCTACTCATACAAAAGATCAAATAGACCGTGCTGTAGAAAAGCTAGTTAAGGCATTTAAAGCATTGGATCTTTTATAATCTACGAGAAATAAATCACTCATATCAAGTGAATAAAATAAAAGTCTGACACAAATCAATGTGCCGGACTTTTAGATAAGATTTTCGTTCCTTTCTTCATAACCAAAACATCCGGTTCGGATATTGGATTGAGCCTGTGCAAACAGATCATGGCTTTGCATGACGGAAGTATCAACGTAAAATCTGAATTAGGGAAAGGAAGCTGTTTTATTCTTACTTTCCCTAAATGAGAGCCACCAAAAGTCTTCCGGATTCTTTAATACGATGGATTAATCTGGGCAGCAGAGGATAAATCATCCTCTACTGCCCAGACTATTTGTATCCGGATTTAACTCCTTAACAGCTTCTTTGACTGCTTTACGAGTCGGCTTGCGATATACTTCCGCCTGTTGAACGGGAACAATCTCATTCACCATTTTTTCATATCCTTTTTGCTCTAACAAGTGGACTTCTTTTTCACCTGTTTCTTTTTGTTTTCTTGTTTTCATAAGGCTTTTCATTTTAAAATTCTTATTTATAGAACAGAAAACATTGAAAGATAGTTCATACTCACAAATTATTCGTGTACAAAGAAACCACCCCCAATATACCACTATGGACTTGTTCATTCCGATACAAGATTTAAATTGAATAGTTACATAGGTTCTTCGTCAAATTTGGTGGTAAGTTTTTCTCCGCTCATTTAGCTAATTCAGTCAGTGCCTAATTTATGAAAGCAAATAAAAAGGGATAATTATTAACTTGGAAATAAAGAGATAAAGAATTTACCACCAAATTTGACGAAGAACCGTTACATAGTGAAAAAATATCCATCATGCTATCATTCATTTTAATAGTATTCTCATTATCAAAAGAATAAGTATGATAGATACCTTTTTTAAAGGTATCTATCATACTTTTATTGCAAAAAACGGCTATCTATCATGCCTATACTTTGTCTATTTTTAGTGTAGTATTAGGTGAGATTACCCATTTAAAGGCATAGGGATACACGTTTTATAGGATGATAACCTGTATTTGACAGCTTAATAATCTATTGGGAATGGTGGTATTTATATAGCCCACGTATGCAGGCTGTACAGCCCACACCTGCAAACTGTACAGCCTACAGATGCGGGCTGCACGGTTTACAGGTGTGGGCTATAAACTTATCGCCATTAAAGTTGGATTATTAAGCCGTGATCATCGGATTTATACGGATTCATTGCAACAAAAACAAGCTATCTTATGCATATAGGGCCTTTATTCGACTATTCCATTGATGATAGACAACCTGTTTTTGCTGGTAAAAGTATGATAGATACCTTTTTTTAAAGCTATCTATCATACTTATTCTTTTGACAATGAGAATACTATTAAAATGAATGATACTTATGATAGATGTTTTTCACTATGTAGCATTTAATTCAAATCTGTGTTCTAATGAAACAAACTTTTGAGACGGTTGCCCTGATTTATGTATACCTTTTCTATAAATATATAAATTAAATCATATATTTGTGCTTTCATTCAACTCATCCTCTTATTAAATTATGAAAGAAAACAAATACGACAATAGCGATTTCTTCAGTCAATATTCTCAAATGTCCCGCTCGGTGGAAGGCTTGAAAGGAGCCGGAGAATGGCATGTATTGCAGAAAATGCTCCCCGATTTTGCAGGGAAAAGAGTTTTAGACTTAGGCTGCGGATTCGGTTGGCATTGTGTCTATGCGATAGAACACGGAGCAACACACGTTACCGGAATTGATATTTCGGAGAAGATGCTCGAAGAAGCCCGGAAAAGGAATCCTTCTCCATTCATTGAACACCAATGCATGGCTATCGAAGACTTTGATTTCCAGCCGGATACTTATGACATTGTCATCAGTTCGCTAACCTTCCATTATCTTGAATCTTTTACGGATATATGCCGGAAAATCAATAACTGCCTGACTCCAGGAGGCGCCTTCGTCTTCTCCGTAGAACATCCGGTATTTACAGCCTATGGCAATCAGGAATGGCATTACGACCAGGACGGAAAGCCTATCCATTGGCCGGTAGATCGCTATTTTACGGAAGGCAAGCGCACAGCAATCTTTCTGGGCGAAGAGGTTGTCAAATACCACAAAACGCTGACTACGTATATAAACGGACTCCTTCAAACCGGATTTGAGATATGCGAACTTATAGAGCCACAACCGGACGAAAGATTGCTGGATACCATCCCAGGAATGAAAGATGAATTACGGCGTCCGATGATGCTTTTGATCTCTGCCAAGAAAAAAAGTAAAGACGCAAAGCTATGAGATTCAAGGCATTGAAAAATAATAGATAAAAAACATTCGTTTAGCTATTGTTAATTAAAAAATACTCCCTATCTTTGCACCGCTTTTGAAAAGAACAACCCTTCAA